TCGTACAATTTACAAAGTTGCTAAGCCAGGTTCCCCAGCTACAGCAACAGCAGGTACATTTGACCTAGACGTTGACTCTAACGGACGTTGGTCTGTTGAGCGTTTCAAAGGTCTATTGTTCAACATTGAGCGCGATGCTAATCACATTGCTCAAGATACACGTCGTGGTAAAGGTAACTTCATCGTTTGCTCTGCAGACGTTGCAAGTGCATTAGCTATGTCCGGTGTTCTAGACTACGCTCCAGCTTTGAGCACAGGTCTAAATGTTGACGATACAGGTAACACATTCGCAGGTGTATTGAATGGTCGTTACAGAGTTTACATTGATCCGTATTCTGCAAACCTAGGCGACGCAAGTCAGTTCTACATGGTTGGTTATAAGGGTTCTTCTCCTTATGACGCAGGTATGTTCTACTGCCCATATGTTCCTCTACAAATGGTTCGTGCAGTTGATCCTAACAGCTTCCAGCCAAAGATTGGCTTCAAGACACGTTATGGTTTAATTGCTAACCCATACGTAGTACAATCAGACGGTTATACAAATGATGCAGACACATTTACGGCTGACCGTAATCAGTACTATCGTCGCACACGTGTATTGAACTTAATGTAATTTTTACATATATTAAACCGGCATTAAGATCGGTACAGTCACAGACTGTTTAAAAGGGGGAAGAAATTCCCCCTTTTTTTGCCTTATAAATATTAATGTTAGTAAAAGGAATGTTAAATGTATACTGCAAATATAGATGTTTTACAACAGAACTACTTTAGGAATCTGCCAAAAACAAATGATTACCTAAGACCAAACGCGTTTAAGTTTTCAATAAAGGATATACCAGGTGTATCGTTTACTTGCCAATCAGCAAACTTACCGCAATTGGCATTGGGATTTGCAGTGCAACCAACACCGTTTACTGATATTCCTCGCATTGGCGATAAACTGAATTTCGGAGACTTTACTATTAGATTTTTAATTTCCGAAGATATGTCAAATTACTTAGAATTATATACATGGTTAGTGGCTCTTGGTTTTCCTAAAGATTACAATCAATTTGGATCATTTGTTGCAAATAGACCAAGTTCGTTCCCACTCGTAACCAACGCAAAGGGCGAAAAAGAAGTTTTGGCATACTCGGATGGTACTTTATCGATTTTAGACTCGACAAATACCCCTAAGGTGAATATAATATATAAAGACTTGTTCCCAGTGTCTTTAGAAGCTTTGGATTTTGATATTGCTTCTGCTAGTGTTGAGTACTTTACTGCAATCGCTTCCTTTAAATATACATACTTTGAGGTGGAGCAAATTTAATTAATATGGAGATTTTATGGCTAATAATAACAAACCTGGATTGAAAAACATTCCAAAAATTCCGGTTCCAAAATTTAACAAACCGGCGGCCGCCCCGCAACAGCAACAAGCTCAACCAGGGCAGTTACAAATTAACATTGAAGAATTGCGTAAAGAAAAAATCTTTATTGCGACCCCTTGTTACGGTGGTATGCTTACAGAAGCATATTTCAGATCAATGGTTCGTACATTGACATTCTTTAACCAACACCAAATTCCAATCGCATTTGGTACAATTGCAAATGAGTCTTTAGTTACTCGTGCTCGCAATGTGTTGGTTGCTTATTTTCTACAAAGCAACTATACTCGCTTATTGTTTATTGATGCAGATATCGAATTCCAAGTTGAAGACGTTTTAAAATTACTTGCACACAACAAAGAAGTTTGCGTTGGCGCATATCCTAAGAAGGGTGTTAACTGGCAGCGTATTCGCGATATGGTTCTTAGCAAAAAAGATGAACCAATGGCTGACGGAGCAATTGCATCTTCAGGTAGCGACTATGCTATTAACTTTAAATTCCTTAATCCAGGTAGCAAACAAATTGCTATTGAAAATGGCGTAATTCGTTTACACGATGGCGCTACAGGATTTATGATGATCAAGCGTGAAGCAATTGATAAGATGATTGCTGCTTATCCTGAGTTGAAGTATAACAATGATTTGAATACTCCTCCAGATTTGCAAGACTTCTTCTATGCATTCTTTGACACAATGATTGATCCTAAAGATCGTCGTTACTTGTCAGAAGATTACACATTCAGCAGACGCTGGCAAGATATCGGTGGTGACATTTGGCTTGACCCAACTATCTCATTGAATCACTTTGGATCATTTAACTTCCAAGGTAATCCAGCACAAATTATTCAAATTGGATAATCAATGAAATTATCTGACCTGCAGGAAATGTGGGCAGATGATTGTAAGATTGACGAAACAAATCTTGGACATGAATCTGCTCGCACACCTACTTTACATTCTAAGTATTTAAATTTTTTATCATCTACTCGGCTTAATTTACGTAAGGCTGAGTCTGACTACTTAAACCTTCGCCGCAAAAAGTACAAATATTTTAGAGGAGAAATGACTCAGCTAGAATTGTCTGACGAAGGTTGGGATCAATGGCAAGGCAATAAACCATTAAAGAATGAAATGGATGAATTTCTTCAGGTAGATTCAGACTTGATTATCTTACAAGATAAGATTGAGTATTTTAAAACTGTCATGTATCAGCTTGAACAAATTATTAGATCATTGAATAGTAGAACATGGGATATAAAAAATAGTATTGAATGGACTAAATTTACGAATGGATTAATGTGATGCGAGAACAAAATATTCAAATGAAATATGTTTCGTTACAATCATTGGGGTATATGATTTGTGATGTACCTTTAAACATACAAGAAAAAACCAAAAAAGAATGTGTAAGACTAATTAATTCTAATTTTGAAGATGCAGTGCCATATAATTATAGTTTAGTGGGCAATATACAACACGAATATAATTTAAATTGCGTAACCGAAGAATTAAATGACTTTTTAAGTGTAGCCGTCCCCGAATATTTTAAATTTAATCACCAGCACGAATTAGCTAATAAAAAATTTAAAATACAGGAAAGCGATGCTGAATTACTTGGAGTTGGATCTAAAAATACAGTAATGCCTTCAGTCTGGATAAATTTTCAACAAAAACATGAGTATAATCCTGTACATTGCCATGAAGGACTTTTGAGTTTTGTTTACTGGGTAAAAATACCTTATTCTTTAGATAATGAATTAAAAAATCCAATGACTGCGTATGCATTTCAAAAAAGGGCCCCTGCATTTAGTTATTTTTATAGTAATTGTATCCCCGAAATGACTAGTGAAAATACCTGGGGTCTTGTAGGTTCTCAGATACAACAACATATTATTCCGGTAGATAAATATCACGAAGGTAAAATGGTAATTTTTCCAGCATGGTTACAACACGCTGTTTCACCATTCTTTACAAGTGATGAATTTAGAATTTCTGTTGCTGGAAATATAGGAATGGTCAAAGATGCCTGATATAAGAATAAGAAAAAAGAACGAAGTATACTTAAATGTTGATGCTGAACCTTCAATTGCTCAAGAATTGAACGATCATTTCTCATTTGAGGTTCCTGGTGCAAAATTTCACCCACTTTATAAATCTCGTATGTGGGATGGAAAGGTGCGTCTTTTTTCGATGTTCACTAAAGAGTTATATGTTGGGTTAAAAGACTATGTAGAACACTTTGCTAAAGAACGTGATTATACTGTAGATTATTCTGAGTATGTTCATACAGCCGATACCTGTACCCTTGAAGAAGTAAAAGAGTTTGTAAAAGAACTTAATATTGGTTCCAAGGGTGAACCTCTCGAAATGAGAGATTATCAGATTGATGCTATCTACAAAGCAATCAGTGATGGCAGACGTTTGTTATTATCTCCAACTGGTTCGGGTAAGTCATATATCATTTATTGCGTAATGCGTTGGCATGAGAAACAAGGTAGGCGTCAATTAATTTTAGTTCCTACTACCTCTCTTGTTGAACAGATGTATTCTGATTTTCAGGATTACTCTTGTTTAAATGGATGGAAAACTTCTAATCATTGCCATCGTATTTACGGAGGACATGAAAAATCTAATGAATATGATGTTGTTATTAGTACTTGGCAATCTTTATATAAATTACCTAAAAAATTCTTTGATGACTTTCAGGCAATTTATGGAGATGAAGCGCATTTGTTTAAAGCTAAATCTTTAACAGGTATTTTAAATAAATGCCCTGGCGCGCCTTATCGTGTAGGTACTACTGGAACATTGGATGGAACACAGACACACAAATTAGTTCTTGAAGGATTATTTGGTCCTGTTTATAAAGTTACTACAACTAAGAAACTTATTGCTAGCAAAACATTAGCCGATCTGCAAATTTATAATCTAATATTAGATTATTCGGATGAGATTAAAAAAGCACTTAAAGGAAAAACATATCAAGAAGAAATGGATTTTCTGGTACAGCATGAACCGAGAAATAAGTTTATCCGTAATTTGACTCTTAAGCAAGAAGGTAATAGTCTTGTACTATTTCAGTATGTTGAAAAACACGGTAAAAATCTATATCAAATGATTAATGATAAAGCTGAAAATCGAAAGGTATTTTTTGTTTACGGTGGAACAGATACGGAACAAAGAGAACAAATTCGAGCATTGACAGAAAAGGAAAATAATGCTATAATAGTAGCATCGTATGGAACTTTCTCAACAGGAATAAATATTAAAAACCTACATAATATTATTTTTGCATCTCCCTCTAAATCTCGTATTAGGAATTTGCAATCTATTGGCAGGGGATTAAGAACAAGTGAAACTAAAAGTAGTTGTAACTTATATGATATAGGCGATGATTTGACCTGGAAATCTAAAAAGAATTATACTTTATTACACATGATAGAACGAATCAAAATCTATAACGATGAACATTTTGAATATAAACTAATAAAAGTACCACTACAATGAACCAAGCATATAAGCTATTAAAACTTAATACAGGTGACGATATAGTTTGTAAAACTGAAGAAAATTTATCATTAAAAGATAAAGACAGTATTTTTGTACAAGACCCTATGATACTCAATCAAATACGAGTGCCATATGGTTCGGGTATAATGGAATCATATACTTTGTCTCCTTGGATGTCTCTTGCTGAAGGCGATTTTTATGAAATACCAGCACACTATATTGTGGTTGCCGCCGATATTAAGGAAACTCTTAAAGACAGTTATATAAAGTATGTACATGATCGTAAAGAAGCAGACTTAATTGCCGAAACATCTGAAGATACTGAAGAAGAATCTGATAACTCTGAAATTGAAAAAGAAACTAACTATGAAAACAGCCAAAGCACCATTAAACGTCGCGGACGCCTCATCCACTGAACCAAAGATGCAAGTGTCGTCACATTATGTTGACAATAAAAAATTCTTGCAAGCATTAATTGACTATAGACAAAGTGTAGTTGAAGCAGCCGAAAAAGGCGAAGATCCTCCTATTGTTTCTAAATACATTGGTGAATGCTTTATTAAGATTGCAACACATCTTTCTTATAAGTCTAATTTTATTAATTATACTTTTAAAGATGATATGATATCTGATGGCATTGAAAATTGCTTAACTGCTGTTGCTAAATTTGATCCTGCAAAATCTTCAAATCCATTTGCATATTACACGCAAGTTATCTATTTTGCATTCATTAGACGAATCCAAAAAGAAAAGAAACAACAAGCAACCAAATATAAATTGATTGAGAATATGGATATTGATGCCTTAATCTCTCAAGAGCAAGATGGCGAATTTGGATCACAATTCTTAGATTATTTGAAACGACAAATGGATACTATTGATATTGAAAAACGGGTAATGAGTATTCCGAAAAAGGCTAAAAAAGTTCGAGATGATATCGAAAATCCGCTTGACCTTGATGACTAAACACTATATAATATATAGTATAAATTCTCGGAGATATAATGGCAAAATTGAAAATATCAGAACTATTTTATAGTATTCAGGGCGAAGGCAGGTACATGGGAGTACCTTCCGTTTTCTTGAGAACATTCGGTTGCAACTTTACTTGCGACGGATTTGGGATGGCAAAGGGTGAAAAAAGCGATGAAAGAAATGTTATTGCGATTAAAGCTGATAGCTTTACAAACTATAGAGATCTTCCTCTTGTTCATACAGGTTGTGACTCTTATGCTTCTTGGGATCCTCGGTTTAAGCATCTTAGCCCTGTACTCTCTACTGATAGCATTACCGATACAATTATGGATATATTACCGCACAAGAGGTGGGAAGACGAACATCTTGTAATTACAGGTGGTGAACCATTATTGGGTTGGCAAAAACAATATCCTGAATTATTAGATCATCCAAAAATGTTAGCATTAAAAGAACTAACATTTGAGACAAATGGTACACAAGCATTGACACCCGAATTTAAACAATATCTTTTAAATTGGACATTGAGTAATAAAAATAGATTAACTAAAAGAGGAGTTGATGCGTTAACATTTTCAGTTTCTCCTAAATTATCTGTATCAGGTGAAAAATGGGAAGATGCAATTTGTCCTGAAATTGTAGCAGGTTATGAATGGTGTGGATACACATATCTTAAATTTGTAATCGCATCATCTCAAGATGCAGAAGAAGCAGAAGAAGCAGTAAATGCATATCGTAAAGCTGGTTTTACGGGTCCTGTTTATATTATGCCTCTTGGCGGCACTGAGCAGTTGTACTCTATTAATAATAGGAATGTTGCAGAACTCGCAATGCGAAAAGGTTGGAGATACTCAGATAGACTCCAAATACCATTGTTTAAAAACGCGTGGGGAACATAATGTCAAATAGTGCTTTAGATCAAGTTAAAAGATATGGCTTTGAGGCCAACGATAAGTATATGGATGGTTTTTATCAATTTGCGTATAAACAAAAATTGTATGAAGTATTATGGGAAGCACAACGGCAATTAAATCGTTGTTCCACATATGTAGGTGAAGAAGAATGGGTTGCTGAAAATCTTCCCAAATATAAATAACAATGTTACACAAAGGTAACAAATTTCAAATATCATATCCGTGTTAGGAAGGATTCTAAAATGTCATATAACAAAACAAAATGCGACCCCGAATTGGGTCTTAAAGTTCACGAACATCTAGTTAAGGTTGGTGTCGAAACACCTATTAAGGAGACTGGGCAAGTAATTGACCGTAAGGGTAAGATCGATGTAATCGAATCTTTATTTACAGATATTATGAAAACACTCGGACTTGATCTTACAGATGATAGTCTTATCGAAACACCTAAGCGTGTTGCTAAGATGTATGTGAATGAAATCTTTTGGGGACTCGATTATGAAGCATTCCCTAAATGCACAACTGTTGACAACAAAATGCATTATAATGAAATGGTTGTAGAACGCAATGTTAATGTACAATCTAATTGTGAGCATCACTTTGTCGTATTGATGGATTAGCAACTGTTGCATATGTTCCTAAACAACGAGTACTTGGTCTAAGTAAAATTAATCGTATTGTTGAATATTTCAGTAAACGACCACAGATTCAAGAACGTTTAACAGAACAAATTTTCCACACACTACAATTTATTCTTGATACTGAAGATGTTGCAGTATTGATTGATGCACAACACTATTGTGTTAAATCGAGAGGTGTTGAAGATACTGGTAGCTCTACAGTTACAGTTCGATTGGGTGGCGGATTTAAAAATCACCCAGAAGTAAGAAATGAATTTTATCAGATTGCAAGACAAGGATGTAAATGACAATTAATGTAATGGTTGACTTGGAGACAATGTCAACAAGATCACACGCAGCAATTTGTTCGATTGGTGCAGTAAAATTTGAAGGTAGTAAAATTATAGATACATTTTACTGCACCATTGATCTTGCTAGCTGTAAAGAAGCTGGAATGCATATCTCCAAGGATACTGTTGCATGGTGGTCTAAACAAAATAAAGATGCATTACGAGAATTGACTAAAAATAATATCTCATTACAAGAAGCTCTTGATAAGTTTGAATTGTGGTTTGGCCCTAAAAGCTTACCTATTTGGGGTAATGGTGCAGTATTTGATAATACTATTTTAGGCAACGCGTACTTTATCACAGGAAGAGAGCCACCCTGGAAATGCTGGGACGATCGTTGCTACAGAACTGCTAAAGCAATGTTCAATTGGATTCCTGAGGATAAACGAGAAGGCACATATCATAATGCGTTAGATGATGCTATGCATCAGACAAAACATTTAATTAAAATCCTTGGAGATTGAATGACAAATGTCCAGCAAAGAATGGAAGAATTAATTCGGCCAATTGATCAACAAATTTATATGTGTGATGATAGGCGAGATTTATTAATGTTTAATTGCGCTATGCTACAACGAGTTAAAGAAGTATTTGATTTGCTTGTAGGCGAAGAAGGTCGCAAAAATATGTTTAAAGATTTAGTATGAAAACTTATAAAAAGAGAATTGCGTTTTGTATCAGTGACCAACATTTAGTACCACATGGCGGCATTGGTCAATTTGCCAAAGGGTTTGTTGAGATGGCAAATAAAATTAACTGGAAGGTTGATATTATTACAGACAAACCCACAACAAATGATTTTGCTAAATTAGTTGAATCATTGGGTGCAAATTTAATTGCGCCAAAAAATGCTTTGTCATATAAAAATCATACTGGCACATTTGCATTTACAGATTCAATTAACTTTGAAAAGATGATTAACTTCCGTGATGCTGTTATGAATGCGTTTCATACTAACATTTATGATATGGTTGTTTGTAATTCTTTAGAAGCAATGCCTGCAGTATTAAGTTTTGATCTTAATAATTACATCCCAGTAGTTCTTTACACGCATGAAGAAAGCATGGTATTCCGTGATACGAGAAAATTTAAAGGTGTGTTTTTAGAAAGCTGTAATGAGTTTTTTAATAACTTAATGAACCTTGAGAATTGTTATATTGGCACACAATCCCCTCGTAATGTAACCGAAATTAAAAACAATGGCGGGGCAAATGTAGAACATTTAAGTATGCCTATGTCTGAAAGAGAATTACTCACAAGCGATTATCCTGAAAGAAAAGGTGTATTGTATATTGGTCGTTGGGAAGATCGTAAAAATCCAGAAGCATTTTTAAAGGTAATTAAAGAAACAGGATTGCCTGCAAAAATTATGACTAATGCTAATGGCAAAAAGAAATTCGAAGCTCGTCTTGCAGAACTTGGCATAACTGATTATGAAATTAAAGCCAGTATTGTGGGCAAAGAAAAAGTAGATTTTATTAAATCTGCAAAGGTTCACTTTAATCCTTCATTGCGAGAAAATTATCCATTCACATTTTTTGAATGTTTAGGTCATATGCCCTGTATTGTTATTGACAAATCTGAATGGGTCACAAATTTTGACAACAAATATTATATTCGTTTGCCATTAAATGAAGTAGGTGAAGCATTGAAGGCTGAATACAATGCAGACAGAAAAGATCGTAACCACAATGCATTGCAATATATTAAACATTTGGATTTCCAAACATCTGATAGATGGAAAAAGTTTTTGAATGATTATACCCAAACAGCATTAGCACGATCCGATTCTGCAAAAATTAATGATTATTCCGAAATCAAATATGCAGAGTTTATTCGTATCCTAAATAGGACACAATTGGCTATCGACGATGTAAAAAGCATATTGACAAATAAGTCTAAATATAATATAATTTACACAGACAACGACACATACCTATCTAAAGATCCTAATTTTATACCAAAAGAAGAAGCAACTTCTTCATTAGAAAGCCTGTTTGCATGAGAACATATGAATACGTAATTTCTGGCCCAGCATATTTACGCTTGGGTGCAGAACAATGTAATGACCCTGTAGTATTAGAAATGATGCTCGACATGATTGCTCGAGTATGTCACAATCAGAATAACCATACATTCTCATTATTGTATAATGGTTTTACCGAAAAGAACTTTGGACCTAAGCTACAAAAGTTTCGCCCCTCAATTAATAACATTCATGCCGACTCTGGTGGGTTGCAGATCATTACTCGAGGTCTAAAAAATACTTCAGATGTAAGAGAAAAAGTTTACTTGAATCAAGGTCAATATGCCGATATAGGTATGTCATTTGACGAGATTCCTGTTAAGACAACTTCTACAAGTGGCGTATCATCTAAGATTGACACTAAGCGTAGATACGCAGACATGGATAATTTTGATGAGTATGCTAGACAAACAGGTCGAAATGTAAAGGCGCAAATCGAAACATTTGATAAGATGGGTAGTAAATGTAGACCATTTGTTATTATGCAGGGATCTTCTCAAAAATCCTATTCTCGGTGGGCAGAACTCGTGTTAGAAGAAATTACCCCTGCACTACATCATCGTATCGGTGGGCTTGCTATGGGATCAGCTGCTCTAGGCATGGGTCAGTTAGAAGATGTTAAACGAGCATTTTATGTTACGCAGATGCCATACACAAGACCATTTCATTTACACGTATTGGGTGTAGGTGCATTACGTCGTATTCTTCCTTATATTTGTTTTAGCCAATCTGGTCTGTATGAAGGCATTGATATTTCATATGACTCAACAACCCATTCTATGTCATTGGATAATGGATTGTTTTACTTCTCATTTGCTAAAAAGGCAGCCGGCACACCATATGGCGGAACATCTGTAAAAATGGGTAGAGAATATTCCAACATTTATAGAACAGTTACTACAGAAATTAATACAGTTTGTGGTACAAATTATACCCCTGAAGAATATCACATCTTGATGAATAGAGGTGTAGGTGTTCACTTAGAACAAGGTGGACAATTTGTAGATATTATGCGGGCACGTCTTGCTTTTATTTTAACAAACGTACATAATTTTACACATGATGTAAATGCTTTAACAGAATCAAAAGAATTGTTTTTAAAATTCTGCAGAGAAAAAGATTGCGAGAATGAATATGCTACATTATTTGATGTTAAAACACTAGCTGACTTTGAGCATTGGGAAAAGAATGTAGGCAAACATATGGATTCCGAACCAGTTAACACACAACCACCAGTTTCACTTGAGGATTTATTTGCATGACCGATATTATTTCAGACGAACCAGTATTTTTTACAGATACAATTATACACAGTAAACTAATTAAAAAGAAAAGTTCTATTTGGGTTACCTTTCAAAAAGAAGGTATTCATAAATACCCACAAGCTGCAACTGATCCTAAATTAGCAACAGGCGATTGGCTGGATGTTTCATTCTTAGGAACACCGCATAGACACATTTTTCATTTCCGTGTGGAGATGGAAGTGTTTCACGATGATCGAGATGTTGAATTTATTCAAGCAAAACGTATTATGGAAAGATGGTATTCAGATGGTACGTTACAGTTAGATTATAAATCTTGCGAAATGATGGCATGTGATCTTTATGATAAGTGTTATGCAAAATGGCCTGATCGAGATTATACGATTGAAGTATCAGAAGACGGCGAAAATGGTTGCAGAATTAGTTTTGAAAGGATAGCCGGTGAGTAAATTATATTATATGGGTTTAGAACCCTATGAAGGTCGTTATACTTTGCAATTACAACAATGGAGCGAAGCTGCATTTAAACGCAGAGGTATTGATTATGAAGTAATTCATGGCGATATTTTAGATGACTCTAAAGCAATCGTTACAGGTCAAGTACTTGATGCGCACGGGCGTAGTTATTATTCGTTGACGCAGATGGCTAATCTTATTAAGAAGATGAAAGCTGGTGAAATTACTTGGCAGGATACGATCTTTTTTGAAGATATGTTCACACCTGGTATAGAAGCATTGCCCTATATTATGGATCAAGTAAGTTTTGAGTATCAACCTCGAATCTTTGTTCGTTGTCTTGCACAAACAATTGATCCAGATGATTTTGTTCACGTATGGGACATGCAGAAGTGGATGGGTCTATATGAAAAGATGACAGATCAATTTGTTACAGGTGTACTTGCTTCTAACGAAGAGATGGTTGCCCATATGAAAATTGCAGGATGGGAAGCACCAATCTTTAATATCTCTGGACTTGCATTTGATAAAGATGAAGTTCGTGGTCGTGTAGCAACTCGTATTCCTTTTAATGATCGTAAACTTCGTGTAGTATTTGCTGCAAGATTCGATCAAGAAAAACAACCTGATTTCTTTATGGATTTAATTGAGCGTTATCATACAATTAATCCTAATGTAGAGTTTGCTGTTCTATCAGGCGGACCTTTACGTAGTAACAACGAAAAGTATTTGACTCGCGCGAGAGCATTGGAAAAGACTCATAATTTTAAAATCTATGAGAATCTTAAGAAGAATGAATACTATGAATTGTTAGGCGATTCTCGAGTATTGTTTAATTGTGCCTTACAGGATTGGGTAAGTAATACAGCATCAGAAGCAGATGCACTTGGTACAAATTGTTTGTATCCTGCATATAGATCATTCCCCGAAACATTTGCTAATGATCGTGAATGTCTCTATATCCCATGGTCACAAGATGATGCAGTATTTAAATTAAATACATTATTGTTTCAAGAGCGAGCAAACTTAGGTAAGCTGTCTGATTGGACGTCTGGTACTATTGATCGTTGTTTAGATATTATGTTTGAAGATAATTCTAAATGGTATCGTAACGGTAAGGATTACAGAGATTATGTCCCAGCAGCCAAGTACTAAATTAGTTGTAGTCACAGGTTCCGCTGGTTATATCGGCGGACAGACTTGTATCGAATTAAAGAAACAAGGATACGAAGTTATCGGCATTGATAACAGACATAACGAACATCTTGATGCATTTCAAGATGAATATTTGCAATGCGACTTTACAGATATGGACGCGTTTAGTCTATATAAAAAGGTATATCCAGTCGCAATTATTCATTGTGCCGGTACTAGCTTAGTTGGTCCTAGTATGAAAAATCCAGGACATTACTTTCACAATAATGTATCTAAGACAAATTTGCTTTTAGATTTTGTTGCTAAACATATTCCAAAAACTAAAATTATTTTTAGTAGTAGCGCATCTGTTTATGGCATACCAACAACAAAAACACCGTTGAGAGAAAACGATAAGGTAGATCCAATATCTCCTTACGGTGAATCTAAATTAATGGTTGAGCATTTGTTAGAATGGTATCATAGGTGTCACAATTTAAACTATACAGCATTTAGATATTTTAATGTTTGCGGTGCAGATGATAACGGTCAACATGGTCAAGAACCAAATGCAACACATATCTTTGCCAAACTATTTGAAGCAGTTAAAAACAATGCAGCATTTACTTTAAATGGTGCAGACTATGATACGCCAGATGGAACTTGCATTAGAGATTATATTCATGTTCAAGATATTGCACTTGCACATATAAAAGCTATTGACAAATCTATTCAAGGCATATATAATTTAGGGATGCTTCAGGGGCATTCTAATCTACAAATTCAAATGCTTGTAGAAAAAATTACCAATAAAGAAATTGTAACATTTATTAATAA